CGTCGCTCTGAGGTCGCTCCGTCAGTTTGGGCTATGGTCTACCAGCAAGAAGACGTCCAAGAAGATTCAATCTTCTCACCTTCCTGTGTTGCAGGTTCCGTCAACGGAATGCGAAAACGCGGACCACTAAAGGCTGGTAACCCAGGACATCCTAAGCACGTTGAGGGATACACCATCATTGGTCTTGACCCTGCTATGGCAGGTGCTACAGGAGCCGTGGTCTGTACATACAACAAGGCTGACGGAAAAATCTATGTGCTAGATGCTGTCAATATGACAGACCCTAATCCACAAAAGATTCAAAATTTAATCGAAGATTGGGTGGAGAAATACCGCCCTCAGGAATTGCGTATCGAAATCAATGCACATCAGAAAGCGTATGCGCTGGACGAACATCTACGAAACTTCTTAGCAGGTTACGGTACGCAACTGAATTCACACTTTACTGGCAAGAACAAATGGGACACGTCTTTCGGTGTGGCATCTATGGCTACCTTGTTTGGTAACACACGAGATGGCAGATTCCAAGATAACAACATTATCGAACTACCAAGTAATGAAGGCTCTGAGGGTTTAAAGACTCTTGTTCAAGAACTCATTACGTGGAAGCCAGATACTCGAAACCCTACTGACGTTGTTATGGCTCTATGGTTTGCGGTTATCCGCATTAGAGAGTTAATGCAAAAGTCAAGTCAAGCAACACAGTATCAAAGCAACCGTTGGGCAACTCGTGCTCAAGTTGAACGCAGATTTGCAATCAACTTAGATGACGCGTTTGCAGACCAATGGTCAAACCAATACGGATAGGATAACAATGGCATTATCAATGGAACAGGTAGCAGCACGTGTTCAATCACTGCGCTATCGCAATAGCGAGAGAGATGCTCGCAACCTTGACGTCCTTGCTGTCCGTAAGGGTCAAATCTCACAGGTTTACCCTGACTTCTTTCCAGATGGCGTAGACGCCAACGTAGTTGCTAACTTCATTGACGTCGTTGCACGTGACTTGTCAGAAGTTATGGCACCACTGCCAGCAGTAAACTGCTCAGCAGCAAATTCAGTTTCAGACAGAGCGCGTACATTTGCTGACAAGCGGACCCGCATTGCCTCTAACTACTTCTCACATTCAGATTTATCAGTACAGATGTACTCAGGCGCTGACTGGTACATCACTTATGGTTTCGTTCCGTTCATTATTGAACTGGACGAAGAAGCAAAACTGCCACGTATCCGCATAGAAAACCCGATAGGTTCCTATCCAGAGTTTGACCGCTATGGACGTTGTGTGGCATTTGCTAAAAGATATCTTATGACATTGGGCGAACTAGTTACTCAGTTTCCAGAGTTTGAAAGGCAACTGCTTGGTGGTCAAGGCTACAAGCAAGACCTTAATAACGAGGTTGAGTTAATTCGCTATTATGACAAAGACCAATCAATCATCTATTTGCCAACAAAGCAAGACCTTATTCTTTCTAAGGTTAACAATCCTCTAGGTAAGATGATGGTTATTGTTGCACGTAAGCCTTCAGTTGATGGCGAACTACGTGGACAATTTGATGATGTTCTAGGTATCCAGTTACTACGCAACCGCTTTGCATTGCTTGCAATGGAAGCAGCAGAGAAATCTGTTCAGGCTCCTATTGTACTTCCACAGGATGTACAGGAACTACAACTTGGTGGAGACGCAGTTATCCGTACTGCAAACCCAGCAGGTGTACGCCGCGTAGAACTCACACTTCCCCAAGGTGCATTTACTGAGCAGACATTGCTTAACCAAGAACTTCGCGTTGGTACACGTTACCCAGAATCTCGTACAGGTAACATTGATGCTTCAATCGTCACTGGACAAGGCGTGCAAGCACTTATGGGTGCATTCGATACCCAGGTTAAATCAGCACAGGCTATCTTTGCTGCATCACTACGCGACGTAATTAGCCTATGCTTTGAAGTTGATGAAAAGATTTATCCAGAAGAAAAAACAATTCGCGGTGTAGATTCAGGTTCTCCATATGAAGTTACATACAAGCCATCTAAAGATATCAAAGAAGACTATTCTGCTGATGTTCGTTACGGTATGCTTGCTGGTCTTAATCCAGCACAAGGTCTTATCTTTATGCTTCAAGCACTTGGAGGAAAACTCATCAGCCGAGATATGGCTATGAGAGAACTTCCATTTACTGTAAACGTAACACAAGAACTTGAGAAGATTGAAATTGAAGATATGCGTGCCGCATTACTTGGTTCGCTTACTGCCTACACACAAGCCATCCCACAGATGGCAACACAAGGTCAGGATGCTTCAGAAGTAGTACGTAAGATTGCTGCGGTTATCAAGGCTCGTCAAAAGGGTCAAGCACTAGAGGACGCAATTGAAGCCACATTCGCTCCGCAGCAGCAAGTTCCTCCTGCTGGGGCACCACAAGCGGTTGAGCAAATGTCCCCTGCTCCCGAAGGCGTTCCAGCAGGAGGCGCTATTGCTTCAGAGGGCGAGCCTTTTGCACCAGCGCCACAAGAAGATATCCAAACAATTTTGGCAACATTAACTGGAGCAGGCAACTCTGGCGGAAGAGCAACGACAAGAATAAGTCAATAGTTTAAGAAGGGGACACAGTGACAACAATTATTGGCGTTGAGTTTGCAAATCGCTGTGTCATCCTGGGCGATTCTCGCGTAGTAGGTGACTCAAAGATTTACTCTCATCCAGATATGGTTAAAGTTGTAACCAACGGAAACTTTATTATTGGAGCAGCAGGAGACGTACGAGCACTACAAGTTATCTTGCATACTTGGAAGCCACCTGCAGCAATTGCTAAAGATAAAGAAAATCTTTTTCAGTTTATGATTGGCAAAGTTGTTCCATCTCTTAAGCAACAACTAACTGAATATGGTCTTTTAGAATCAAAGTCAACAGATAAAGAGTTTGAACTTTATGTGCTTATAGCATTTAATGGAAACATCTTTGAGATTGACAGTGACCTTGCAGTATCTCGTAGCGATTCAGGATACTACGGTATAGGTACTGGTGGAGATTATGCACTTGGTGCACTCTATGCAGGTGCTACGCCTGAACAAGCAGCATCTATTGCTGCACTCAATGACAGCAAAACATCGGAACCATTTATAGTAGAAACTCAGTACAAGAAATGAGTGAAGAGTTCCGCGAAGCAGTTGAAGATGCATTGCGACTTCTTGTAGATACAGATAAAACAGGTAAAAATTACATTGCATCAGGATGGGTTTTAATATCCGAATGGGCAGATTACGAAGGTAACCGCTTTCTTCATACAGAGGTAAGCGAAGCAATGACTCCTTGGAATGCAGTGGGAATGATGCGCTTAGCCGAAGAGTACAACAGTGAACTTGAAGATACTTTTATAGAAGAAGAGGATAACCAATGACAACAGCACCAGAAAATCGTGGTGGCGACAACGGTGGTTCTCAGAACAATCCTGCCAGCATTAATCCTCTTGGCGGAAATGGTCAAAGTGGGAACAGCAAGCAAGCAACTAGATACATTCCAGATATGAAAAGTTTAGGTTCAACGGGAGTAGATACTATGGCACAGCAAAGCGGAGCATCATTGGCGGGTAACCCAACTCCATCAACCCCAACACCTAAGTTATCTATTGCAGAGATGCTTGCAAGTACAGGTATGAATACATTGGTGTCAGATACTGACAATCCATCCGAGGCAATTAACACTGGATTAGATTCACAACTTCCAGCAAATATTACAGCAGATACTCGTGACCTAGAAAACCTTGAGGTTATCCAAAAGTATCTACCAGCAATGATTAACGCATCGCGTATTCCTGGTGCACCAGATTCTTTTAAGCAATTTGTTAACTATGCAATTGGACGAATAAATGGATAAATGGCTATACGGTAGCCTTTATGACAGTATTGATAAGTTTGCAAATTCTTTAGGCTACGAGAATGCTGCAGTTGCATTGCAGTTGGCACTAGTTCCTTGGGATTCTCCAGAGGACCGAGACGCATTTATATCTTCTATTACAGGTGAAGCACCTAAAGGTGGAGAAACTACAAACTACATTACTGGAAACTAAGGAGGTCGTTAATGCCATTATGGAATGACTTCCTCGACAAGGTTGCAAAACCTGTTGGACGTTTTGTAGAAAAAACAGCAATGGGTACACTTGAGATGTTTGGTGGACCAAGTTCTTTTATCAGTCCATCTGCGGCTGTCAGTAACATAGTTCTTCCTGCAGCAACCAACATCGGTACATCTAAGATTCTTTCGCAGCAAGGTTTATCCGAAGCAGCGCAACGAGGTATCAAAGAAAACCTTAACTACGAACTAAAGAAAAGTGTTCCTAACTCTGACTTGGTTCTACGAGCAGCAATCGCTGCGAATGAAAATTTTATTTCACCTTACGTAACTCGTCCTTTTTCAACTGCTGCACTACTTGCCGACACTACCTCACCACTTTACCAGCCTGGTGAATTTGAAAAAGGTTTTCAAGTTAAGGATGTTAAGGCTGCTTATAAGCGAAGCGAAAAAGTCTCTACTATGCAGGCGCTTACAAAGTCAGAACTTATTCCTTTGGTTTCACCAATCTCAAAGGCTGTACTTGCTCTAGGTGATATTGATTTAGAAAAGGTTAATCTTTGGAATGACGAAGATATCCAAAAAAACTTTGTCGATAATGCTGTTGGTCGTTGGTACACAGGTATCGGTGACTTTACAGTAGGTAACTTAGCCCTTGCGGGCGCAGGTAAACTCATCGGCGCAGCAGGTAAGACTGGCTTAAAGCGTGCTGGTGTTATGACAAA